CGCCACCGCCGAGCCCAAAGACCCCGGGTGCGTCGGCTTCCACATCTCCGGGCTCTACAGTCCGCTCGGCTGGTTGTCCTGGGAGGACATGGCCCGCGAGTGGGAAGCGGCCCAGGGCGACATCTCGAAGCTCAAGACGTTCAAGAACACCCGCCTCGGCGAGACGTGGTTCGAGGAAGGCCAGCAGGTCGCCTGGGAACGGGTCTACGAGCGCCGTGAGGCCTGGCGGCCCGGCACCCTGCCGCGCGGCGTCACGATGCTGTTCGGCGCCGTCGACGTCCAGGCTAGCCCGGCCCGCGTCGAGCTTCATATCTGGGGCTTCGGCGAGGGTGGGGAGAGCTGGCACATCGGATCCGAGGCCTTCCCGGGCCACGCCGACGATCCGACCACCTGGCTCGGGGTTGAGGCCGCGCTGCGGGACACCTGGCTGCACGAGTCCGGCGCCGAGCTGCGCATCGACCGTCTCGCCGTCGACACGGGCGACCAGACGGTGGCGGTCTATGCCTGGGTGGCGAAGCAGGATCAGGCCCGCGTCTTCGCCATCAAGGGCAAGGACGGCTACGAGATCAACGCACCGGTCGCGTCGCCGAGCTACATCACCTACGGCGGCAAGCGGAAGGCCATCGCGCTCCGGCTCATCTCGGTCAACGTGTTCAAGGCCGAGCTTTACCGCTCGCTGGCGCAGGAGCGCCCGGACGACGCGGACCTCGCCGAGAATGGTTTCCCGGCCGGCTACGTCCACGTGCCCGACTTCACCAACGAGGAATGGTGCAAGCAGCTCGTCGCCGAACGGCGCGTGCGGCTGAAGTCCGGCAAGTTCCAGTGGCAGAAGGAGCACCCGCGCAACGAGGCCCTGGACGGCTGGGTCTACTGCCGTGGGATGCTCTGGACGATGGGTGTCGCGGCGTGGCGCACATCGAAGTGGGCCGCCACGCGCGAGCGGCGCGGGCTGAACGCGGTCGCGCCCGACGCCCCGCCGTTGCCAAAGGTCGCGCCCGTCGTCGCCAAGGCTGCGAAGGCGGTCGCCAAGGTCCGCCGGGTCGTGCGGGCGCGCTTCTGAGAGACAGCACGATGGCGATCGACACCGCGGCCCAGATCGCGGCCCTGACGGCGAGCATCGCCCGGCAGGCCGCCATCCTCGACAGCGGCATGACCCAGGTCTTGGAGAACGGCCGCATGGTCAAGATCGACCTCGGCACGGTGCGGGACTCGATGAACGCCAACGTAGCGGCGCTGGCCCGCCTGACCGGCACGACACCCCAGGTTCGGCGTATCTTCGTTTCGACGCCCCGGCGCGGGTACTGACGTGCGGGAGATCGGCCGCGGCGGCTATCACGCATCCCAGATCGGCCGCCGCCTGCGCGGATGGGAGGCCGAGCGGCGCACCATCAACGCGCTGCTGGCAACAGGTGGTGAAGAGCTGCGGGCCCGGGCCCGACAGCTCTGCCGGGAGAACCCCTACGCGTCGAATGCCAAGGACGCCTTCGTGGGTGCCGCGGTCGGCTCCGGCATCAAGCCGTCGAGCCAGCATGGCGACAAGGACACGCGGGCGGCCATTCAGGACAAGTTCCTGCAGTGGACCGACGAGGCCGACGCGGACGGCCTGACGGACTTCTACGGCCTGCTGGCGCTGGCGGCGGGCGCCATGTTCGAAGCGGGCGAGTGCTTCGTCCGGTTTCGATCCCGACGGCCCGAAGACGGCCTGTCGGTGCCGCTGCAGCTCCAGCTCTACGAGTCGGAGATGCTGCCCTACACGAAGAACGAGACGGCACCGAACGGCAACATCATCCGCGAAGGTATCGAGTTCGACAAAAACATCCCGAGCCGCCGCGTTGCCTACCACTTCTACAAGGCGCACCCGGGCGAACTCTACCCGGTCTTGGCCGACTTCAGCTTCAACCGCGTGCCGGCCACCGAGGTGCTACACCTCTATCGTCCGCTGCGGCCTGGCCAGATCCGCGGGCAGCCGCAGCTCACGCCGTCGATGGTGCGGCTCTACCTGCTCGACATCCAGGACGACGCCGAACTGGCCCGCAAGCAAGTCGCGACGCTGTTCGCCGGCTTCGTGTCCAAGAAGTCGCCGGTGTCGCCCGACCCGCTTACGCGACAGCCAGCCGAGGACGGGGGAGACGAGGGCACGGGCGAACCGGTGTCGGACGACACGTCCATTGTGCCGATGGAGCCCGGCCAGATCCAGGTGTTGAACGACGACGAGCAGATCACATTCTCGTCGCCGTCCGAGGTCGGCGGGTCCTACGAGGCATTCCAGTGGCGCAGCCTGCTCGCCATCGCGGCGGGCTGCGGCGTGCCCTACGCCGACGTGACCACGGACACGTCCCAGGCGAGCTATTCGTCGGACCGTGCGGACCAGATCAAGTTCCGCCGTCGCATGGATCAGTTCCAGCACATGACGCTGGTGTTCCAGTTCTGCCGGCCTGTCTGGCAGCGGTGGTTCCGGGTCGCGGTGCTGGCCGGCGCCATCCCGGTCACGCCGCGCGACCTCGCTGCGAATCCCTACGGGGTGACGAAGGCGAAGTGGATCCCGCCGAAGTGGGACTGGGTCGACCCGCTCAAGGACCGCAAGGCCATGCAGGTCGCGGTCGACAACGGGTGGATGGCTCGCTCCGACGTCGTCGAGATGGAGGGCGAAGAGCCCGAGGACACCGACGCCCGCATTCAGGCCGACCGCCAGCGTGAGGTCGAGATGGACCTCGGCTTCCGCCCGGTCGCCATCAAGGAAAACGTGAATATCGCCGCCACCGCCACCGACCCGGACGCGGCCGTCAAGGCGGCCACCACGGGCGGCGACGATCCCGAGGGCGACGAGGCGCCGCCGGCGGCGAAGCTTGGCCGATCGGGTGCGACGAAGTCTGGTGCCGCGACGGCGCGCACGTCGGTTCCCTCAATCGGAAGGCGCTGAACATGCCCTGCATCGTGGACGGCTCGACCATCATCCTGTCGGGCGATGTCGGTGACATGGGCTGGTACTACGACGACGGCGACCGTGGCTTCGGCTCGGGCGACGTCATCGCGGCCCTCGCCCAAATTGGCGAGGGTCGGGATGTGACGGTGCGTCTCAACTCGGGTGGCGGCATCGCCACCGAGGGGTCGGCTATTCATGCCGCGCTGTCCCGGCACAAGGGCCGGAAAACCATTCGCATCGAAGGCGTGGCCGCTTCGTCGGCCTCCGTCATAGCGATGGCGGGTGATGAGGTTGTGGTCTGCCCTGGTGCGCTCGTGATGGTCCACGATCCGGCCGGTGTCACGGTGGGGACCGTCGCTGACCACCAGACTAAAATCTCTGCCCTCACCGCCCTCGGCGACGCCATGGCGTCGATCTACGCCGCGAAGACGGGCCGTCCCGTCGCCGACTGTCGCGCCGAGATGGCCGCCGAAACGTGGATGACACCTGAGCAGGCGGTCGCCAACGGCTATGCCGACCGCGTCGAGAGCGGCGTGATGCAGGGCGCGTTCCCGGCCGAACCCGCGCGGTTTCCCTACACCGCCTACCACCACGCCCCGTCCCGGATGGTCGCGCTCGCCCGCGCGAAACACTGGGACCGGACCCACAAGTCCACGGCCACGGCCGCACCCCCAACCCCAACCCAGGAGCCCCCCGTGGCCACCGAAGCTGAAATCCAGGCGCGCATCGACGCGGCCGTCGCGGAAGAGCGCGCGAAGTCGAAAACCACCGACCCTGTGCTGCCCGTCGCCGCCCCTGTGACGGTGCCGGCACCGGTCGCCGCGCTGATGCGCTCCGAGGCGTCTGCCATCGCCAAGGCCTGCGCGGATGGCGGCGTGCCCGGCATGACTGCCTCGCTGCTCGCCGAGGGCGTGACCCTTGCCGTCGCGCAGACCCGCATCGGTCAGGCGGGCACCATCAAGGACATGGTGGCGCTCGCGCGGCAGGGCACGCCGACCATCCCGGCCGACTTCGCTGACACGATGATCGCGGCCGGCAAGACGGTCGAGGGCGTGCGCGCCGCGCTGTTCGACCAAATGGTGGCCAAGGGCGCCGGGTCGGACGACGTCGGCGAGCGCCGCTTTCACCGCGCCGGTGCGGGTGGGGCCGACATCGGCGGCGAAGCGCCGACGATTCACGCCGGCAAGCCCACCGCCGCCATCCGCAGCCGCGGCGCCGCCTTGATGGCCGCCGAGGTCGAGCGCCAGGGCATGACGCCCAACAAGAGGGCCTGACCGATGACCGTCACCACTACGCTCTACAGCCCGAACTACCCTTCCGACTGGCTCAAGGGCGAGTCGTCCTACGGCGTTTACTCCTCGCGCGACCGGGTTACGGTCCTGGCCGGCCAGGGCGTCCTCGTCACCGGCACCGTGCTCGGCCAGCGCACCGCGGACGCCAAGCTCGCCGTGATGAACCCGGCCGCGACCGACGGCACGCAGAACTTCGCCGGCATCCTCGTCAACCAAGCTGTCGACACGACGCTGGCGGACCAGCCGGCCGTGGTGGTGGCGCGCGACGCCACCGTCATGCACCAGGGCCTCGTCTGGGGGCCGAACATCAACACGCCGCAGCTCCGCGCCGCCGCTGCTCAGCAGATGAAGGCGCAGGGCGTCATCGACCGTCAGGGGGCCTGAGAGCTGTGACCGTAATCTCCGACATCTTCAGCCAGTCGCTGTTCAGCGGCACCGCCCTGACCGACAACGTCAACGTGGTGCCGAATACCTACGGGCGCCTCAACGAACTCGGCATCTTCAGGTCTGTGCCGATCCCGACCACCACCGCGTCGATCGAGATCAGCAACGGCGTGCTGAACGTGCTGCCGACCAAGCAGCGCGGCGAGGCGCCGAGCTTCGGCAGCATCGGCAAGCGCCGGGCCGAAAAGTTCGACGTGCCGCATATCCCGCACGCCGACGCCGTCCTGACCCGCGAGGTTCAGAATATGATCGCGTGGGCGCAGGGCGGAATCACCCAGGCTGTCCTCGAGACCGTGCTGGGCTACGTCAACGTCAAGCTCATCACGATGCGCAACAAGCACGCCATCACGCTGGAGAACCTGCGGATGGGCGCGCTCAAGGGCGTCATCCTCGACTACGACGGGTCCGTCATCCTCGACCTGTTCGCCCGCTTCGGCGTCACCCAGCAGGTCTTCGACTTCCTGCTCGGCACCGCCGGCACGGACGTGGGTTCGATCTGCGACGACCTCGTCGGCTACATGGAGGACAGCCTTCTCGGCGACACGATGACGGGCGTCCACTGCCTGGCCTCGCCGACCTTCATGAAGCGCATGCTGGCGCACCAGAGCGTCAAGACGGCCTACAACTTCTTCAACCAGGCCAACGGGCTGAACCCCCAGCGCGACAACGTCCGCACCATGTTCCCCTTCCACGGGATCATGTTCGAG